CTAATATATTTAGATAAATAATCATACACTTCCAATAGTACCTGTTACTAATTGTACTATCAAAGATATATATATGCTGTTTGAATTAATAATTTTTTAGAGTCCATATATATACTACTAAAATGAAAAAAATTTACGAAAGAATTTTTGATTTTACTTTACTCTCATTATATGTTTTATATATTATAATTGTTTATACGTTATATTCATCTCAGCAAATATCGATTGATAACGGAATTATTAAAGGTACATTCAGCGAAAAAAAATTAAGAGAATATTTAGATAAATTACAATTATTTTTTAGAACCTTTGTGGTATTTATCTTATTAGTTCGTTTCAATCCATTTATGAAAATTAACTTTACTGACTTTGATAGAAAGCTAGTATTTACATCTGCTTTATTTTTAATTAGCACTACAGGAATTAATGAAATTATTATGTCAAGTAATCATATTAGTCAAAATTTGAAAAATCTATACTCATTAGTTATATAATGGATACTTTTTTTGAAAAACAAAAAATAATAGTCATTATGGCTGGTGGAGAAGGAAAACGTATGAAATCATCTTTACCTAAAGTATTGCATAAAGTAGATAATATTCCTATGATTGTAAAAATTCTACATGAAGCGTTAATTTTAGACCCTCGAAAAATTTTTATTATTGTTGGAAAACATAGATTTTTAATTGAAAATGCTATAAAAGAACATATTAATAGTAATATTATTGAATATGTTGACCAATTAGCAGCTTTAGGAACAGGACATGCTATTATTAGTTGTAGAAAAAGGCTTATTAAATATAATTATTCTGATGTTCTTATATTATCTGGTGATGTCCCTTGTATTACAAGTAGTATGATGGCAAAAATGTTTAGAAATACTGAAAAATGTAAAATTGCTGTATTTGAAAAAGACAATCCTACTGGATATGGAAGAATTATTACAAAAAATAATAAATTTGTAAAAATTGTTGAAGAAAAAGATTCAAACGAAGAACAAAAATTAATAAAGCTTGTTAATTGTGGATTATATTGTATTGATTCTGTAATATTATGTAAATATTTACCATTTTTAAAAAATAATAATAAACAATCCGAATATTATTTAACTGATATTATTGAGATAATTAAAAAATTTGAAAAAATAAATATAGATATGTATAACGTTCCATTAGTTAAATATATTGAAGTTACAGGAGTTAATACACCAGAAGAATTACAAGAAGTTAATAAATATTTAGAAACATTAAAACTCTCTTATTAATTTTAACATTTGTTTCGTTGCTATTACATCTATTGCTTTCTCTTCATGTTTTTTTATTACATGTTCATAGTTAATATTTTTTAAAAACATAGTATTTAGATATTTTACAAATAAATTTTTATCAAATTTAATAATAGAACTATTTAAAAATCTACCAAATAAATCCTCTATTGTTAATGAACATACATACGGCTTAACATGTATATAATATACATTCTCATTATCCATATATTTATGCTTTTGGTCGTCTATAAAACATACCTGAGTATCTTTTGGCAGTCTTGTGCATTTAACTAAATCATCATATGTTTTACTATTTGTTGTACGCATTTTTTCTATTATTTCTCCATTTACCATAAATGCACATATTACATTATCAAATACTAAACCAGGACAAATTGTCTCTAAGTATCTTTTAATACGTGTAGTCCATAATTTAGGACCCTGATTATTTGTATATATACATATTCTATCTATTTTACCTAATTCTTTTTGTTTTGTTAAATAGTTAAATATATCACAAATATCAGGCCTCAAACACTCTTTATATAAATTTATTATTGAATTAAAGGTTGATTGAGTTAATTTTTTATTTAAAAAAATTTCTATTGATTTGAATAGCATGGATAACTGTGAAAAATATCCAAGTGTTCCGTCCAGATCAAACACTACTATTCTAGATTTCGTCATAATATATGAATATATTATTATATTTACATATATTATTAAGTATTATGTCAGCATTAACTACTGAAGACTATAAAACTGTATTAAAATATTATGAAAAAAATATTCCTACTGATAAAATTAAATTAAAACAAATTGCAGAGGATATTATCGCTCAAAAATTATGTAATTGTATTAAAAAGATAAATAATACACATACAGAAGAACCTAAGAGTATTGGAATATGTAAAAATTCTGTCTTAAAAAAAAAGAACTTATCAATATATAAGTTTAAATGTGCAAAAAAGAAAGCATATTTAATTGGAAAAACTCGTTCAAAGAAACTTATGAAAAATGGAACTATATCTATTTCAAAAAAAACTAGAAAACGTAGAAATAACACTTAATTTAGTTATCTTTTTTTAAAAAATTCATAACGGATAATAATACTTTTTCTTGATTATTTAATTTACGGAATATTAAATTTTCATCCATTTTTAATTGAAAACATGTGTTGCGTCTTCCATAATTATTTTTACAAATAACATATGTTCCGCCTTCTCTTATTTCAATATCACATATTGTCGCACCCGATTTTAATCGTAACTCATTTGGATTTAATAAACTTATCCATCGTATATAAGAACCACTTCTAAAATGAGGAAGTTCATCTATATACATATAATCTTCTAGTTTATCCAATATTTCTTCTTCATAATCATTTGATAATTGTAGTTCTTCTATCATATGATTTTTTATTTCTTCTATCTTTTCATTTGTTAAGTTCATTATATAAGAATTTTCTTCATTATCTAATGCAGTTTGTAGCATTTCCATTAATAACTCGTTGTCTGGTTCTGTTTCTGACATATTTATAATTATAATTTATTTTTATTTCCATTTAAAATTGATTTTAATTTATATTATAAAAGTTTTATAAAAATATTATGAGTGAATTTGTACCTGAAGGGCAATCTACGATCCCAAGTGCACCACCACCAACAACAACTGCGATGGAAACTGAGGAGGAGGACTGTCCTGTATGTTTGAATAGTTTGGGAGATAATAATTTTATTGTAACTAAATGTAAGCATAAAATTTGCTTACCTTGTTTTATGAATAATTATAATAAATCCCTTAATGGTAATTTATGTCCTCTATGTAGAACTAAAATTGTAAGAACTAGAAGAAATATTTATGTTTCAAAATCACGAACTACATTTGAAGCATCGCATTTATTATATAATATGTATGATGCGGATGAAACAACATTCCCCGTTTTTAAAGAATTACTCGATTTTGCAACATCACATAGTTCAAATACATCTGAATTTAAAGAAGTACTTGGGCGATTTATAATGAGTGAATTTATTGATAATTACGTAAATAATTTAAATATTACAAAGTAATATATTATTATATATATGCGTGATAAGTGGAAGAAAAAGAGAGTAAGAAGACTTAAACGGGCAAGGAGAAAACAAAGATCGAAATCTAAATAATGTAATTAAAAAAATATTATTTTTTAATTACAAAAAAAACTTTACTTAATTAATTAAATTATAACAAAACCTATCCTCTACTATTATTAATACTTTGGAGTGCATTCAAAATTGCATAACCCAATATTTGTGCTTGGTTGTTTGTATTATTATCTTGGCCGTTTGTAGTATTAATGAAATCATTTAATAAATTGGTTGGTTCTATATTAGCTGTATTTGTAATTTCATTTATATCTGGTACTATATCTGGCACAGGTGGTAGTTCAGGGGTTGGTTCACGTTGAAAATCATATCCACGCCTAGGTCTTCCACGACGACGCCTAGGTCTCTCGTCCTCTTCTTGAGGGGGAAGCCATCCTGATACTCGCGTTGCGTATTCCTCTCTACATAATGGGCAATTTGTACCAGCTGCATTTTGAAAATGAGAGAGAATACAATCACAACAGAATTTATGACCACATTTAGTTACCATTACATTCGCTTCACCTAATTCATCCCAACAGATACCACATGTTGTACTATCACTTACTGTAACATTTGTCGGTTGTGTATCAGGTGGGGGTGGAGGAGCATTTTCTAAGTCAATTCTAGGTAACATTCTTGTTTGCCTACGTTCTGGTGTTTGAAATAATGGTGCTGGTGGCATTTGTTCTGGAGTTTGTGGTTGAGTAAATACTTCATCATCACTATCTAGAATACTATCATCATCATCTGTATCTAGAATACTATCATCATCATCTGTATCTAGAATATTATCAAGATATAATGCACGATCAAAATATTCATCATGTAAAACCTTTAATCGGTCAAGGACACGGATACGAGTACTGATTGAATCTTTTCGAGTTGTAAAACATTTGTTTAGATTTGTATGATGACCACGTGAAAACCATGCTTTTGGAAAGGTTCTCCATACGACGTCATTACATCCAACCACAACTGCAATATTTTCATCTGCATTTCTATATAATACATTAATGTCATCATACATTAAAACATTATCACTCATCAAATCACTCAATTCATCAGTAATACCAAAGAGATTATCTATTTTATCTCCCATATGACAACTAACATCATCAATCATTTTTACACTAGGAATGTAATATGAAGTAACACTTCCTAATCTCTGTTTAACCATAATGCGTTTCCACCAATATTTTCTATTTAACTTGTCATCTTGATCAAATATGGGATCATAATCATTTTCAAATATACATTGAGCACGTGCATTAATACGTTCAATACAATTTGTAGCATTATGTCCCGATTGTGAGCAGAATGAACAAGGCATTTTAACTTAACTTTTCAAGTAGTCAATAACTTATATTTAATATTGAAATTTGTGGAAATGTTTAATCAATTTTTTTTAGATAACACGCGGGATCTTAAAATCTTTACCTAAAAATTTATTTTGAGTAGAAAATGAACGACTTATCTAAAAAAAATTGATTTGATTTGAAACTTTTTGTAATAAGTATCTAACTAACAAGTAACAAGCAGTAAAGCAACTAATATGTCCGCCATGAACCCAACCACTTTTGAAACCACATTCACTCGTGCTGATGTCCGCCAACATCTTCGCAACAAGTGTGCAAATACATTCTTTAAAAAAATGACAGAAAATGATAAAAATACCCTCTACCAACTTGCACCTAAGACCGTCGACTCCGAAGGTGTGCAAGTATTCCCCAAGCCCCAGGACGAGCTCAAGAAGTCCGAGTGGATTAGTGAAATTCTCGGTTCCTGGAACAGAGTTGAAACTAATCACATTCCTGTTTCTGTGATGGAGACGATTGTCATGAAGTCTGAAGCCATCGATACCATGAACCAAAAGTTTGAAGCCAAAGAAATCGCTAAGGCCGAAAAGAAGGTTCTTAAGGAAGCTACCAAGGAAGCTCAGAAGGCTGAGACGCTAGCTGTTAAGGAAGCTGCAAAGGCCGAGAAAAAGCTTAATAAGCTTAAGGAGAAGCTTTCAGCTATTGACAGCGAAGCTGTTTTGAATTCTGAAGGCCTTGTCATCACTAATCACATTCAATTTGCAAATGATAATGGTGATATGACCATCACTATGACAATCAAGGATTATGCCAAGCATTTCAAGTCTAAGCAAAAGCAAGAAGCCAAGGATGCCGAAAAGGAAGCCAAATTTAAAGCTAAGCTTGAGGCAGCAGCTGAGAAATTGGAAGCCAAGGAGGCACTCAAGGCCGAAAAGCAAGCAGCCAAAGAAGTTCTCAAGGCCGAGAAGAAAGCTGTTAAGGAAGCCGAAAAGGCAGATAAGAAGCTTCGCAAATCAATTATTAGCGACACCGTTAAGTATATTACTGATAGCGATAAGCGTGTGTTGATTTCTGACAACGCTGATTGGCTATCAACAAATGGTTTCTCAGCTCCAAGTGTTGAAGAGTACCTAGCCACGATTACCGCAAAGGATTATAATAAGCTACTTGCAGAGTGTGATGGTCAGTTACAGAAGATGAGTTGGTATCAACAGAACCACGTAGAGAATAATGAGTAAGTTTAGATAGAGTTGTTTTGTAATTTAATTTAATAAAACCCTTTTTTAATTTATATTAAATAAAATTGATTTGTTTTAATACATTTATTTTTATATAAATAAAATGCTAGCTCTACTATTGATTATTATTCTTATCGCAAAATTTAATGCTATTGAACTTAATTATATAAATGTTATAAATTATTCAAATGGTTCTCAAACATGGATTGTAAATAAAATGAGTACAAATATACCTGTCTTTACTTTTAATATTACTGATAACAACGAGAATAAGACTTATTATACAGAAGACAAATATGATTGGATTATTTATACTATGTAATATTTAGAATTTATTTAATATATTATTTTTATATCATGGTATATTAATGAATAGTATAGTTAAAGATACATTAATTGGGGCGTTAATGTTTGGAGGATTATCATATTTATCTGATAGATATAAAAATAAATCATATTTTTTTAAGATTATGGCATTTACATGGGCAGCTCCATTTACATATTTTTATTTACTTTATATTACATCTCGTGCAGGAAAAAAATCGTTAGATGGATTTAATATACATGCATTAATTGGAACTTTGGCCACCGCATTTTTAATATTATTGTATATGTTTTTAAAGGATAAAATGGATATCAACCACATTATTGCAATTACATTCTTATTCACTTTTGTATTTACATTTGGATATTACTATTTAAAAATTTTTGAAAAGATATAAAAATAATCATCATATATATTATGGGTTCATTATTAAGTTGTTGTGATGATTGTTATGCAACAGATAATTTTTTTACTGATATTAAATCTAAAAGTAACGAAGATAATGTAAAAATAACACGACAAAATAATGAAGTTGGTAAAAAATATAGAGAAAAAAAAGGAGTTACTTTTAGAGTAGAAGAATATCCTTATCCTACACAATCAAAGGGAAAAAAGAGACCTTCTTATTTGCATTAATATAATAAAAGCCATTATTTTTATTATATTGAGAGAACTTTTCAGTCTTATATATCTAAAAAAAAATGATTTGGTTTGTGTATATTGGTCCATTAGAAATATGTATTACAAACTAACGGATATGTCAACATTTACCGAAAAGTACGCTGGTGTCGTCCAAGAATCTAACCGTTGTTTTAACAGCCAGTTAGATATCAAGGACCACCAAGTCAACGGCACCAAATGGTGCGTTGATAGAGAAAGTTCAGGTGAAACTGGAGCATTTATTGCCGACGAGATGGGTCTAGGCAAAACGATTATCATGCTCATGACATTATTGATGTCTCCAAAAACATCTACTCTCCTTATTGTTCCTGCGTCTCTACTTTATCAGTGGGTTGATCAGATTAAGCGAATTACTGGGTGTGATGCACTCTTATACTACGGTCAAAAAAAGAAAAAAACTACGGTCGATATGCTTACATCTAACCCTATTGTTATTACAACATATCACAGCATTTCCATTCTAAAAAAAAACAAACATTTACCTTCTAAAAATCCGTTACATCATATTCAATGGGATAGGGTCATTTATGATGAAGCTCATCACCTTCGCAATCGCAACGCTTTATGGCACGGTGCTACTAAGATTAAAAGTGCTTTCTCTTGGCTCATAACGGGTACTCCTATCCAAAATAAGCTTAGTGATTTTAAAAATATGTGTTCCGTTGCATCTGTTTCATATTCAGGGGCATCTATTCTCCGCCGTAATAAGCTATCCGTAGGTATTAATTTACCGCCTCCTAATTTTCATAATATTACAGTTGCATGGTCAAATCCTGAAGAGCTATCTCTTGCTAAACAGATGCATCTGCAGCTAAGAGAAGTTGATAATATTACTGAGAATATTGTTACTATGCAGTTATGCAAACAGGCATGTATTTATCCCAAACTTTTGGAGAACAATCAGCATTACATCGGTAATAATATGTTAGCCCAGCCACGCGAAGATACGTTGGATGTTGCTTTTAAACAGCATTCTAAGCTTAATTCCGTTGTGAATACTATCCTCCATCGAAAACGTAACGGTAACGGAAAGCTCATTTTCTGTCAGTACAGAGATGAAATGGCTACACTAAAATCCCTCTTAAATTCAAAAAAAATATCCGTTACATTAATTGACCCTACCATTACATCTAAGCAAAAGCTATCACTACTAACAGCTAATTACCTCCCTGAAAATTCTTACATAAATGGTTTGCCCGTTGAACTCACACGTCTTATTAATTCATACTTAAAAACTGACGTCACTATTCTTCAGATCCGTTCCTCATGCGAGGGTCTCAACCTACAAGACAATTACGCTGAGGTATATTTTGTTGGACCCGCATGGAACCCCAGCGTTGAAGCCCAGGCCATCGCTCGATGTCATCGCATCGGACAGAAGAAACAGGTTGAAGTTTTCCGCTTCTACATGGAGAAGTTTGAGCAAGAAGGATTTCCTCCCCAATTTACCACGCAAGGAGAGCAAATTAACTACTACAATCTTGACCAGTATATTTTGAGAAAACAACAATATAAAACTGGTATTTCTACTAATTTCTTCGAATCTCGACAAATAACGACTAGATAGTATATTTATAAGTAACATATGTAACCAGTTTTTTATTGCCATTATATTATTTTTAATAGAAATATATATTATATAGATGGCTACACGAAAATATCATAAAAAATCCAATAAGTTTAGAAAAACTCGTTCAAAAAAACAAGGAGGCGCAAAAATGCCTTATGTAGGACGTTATTATGAAAACCCCAGCGCGAAATTATGGGACGGCGTTTATGAACATGATTATAAAATGGTTGAAGAAGCATTTAAGGAAGGCGCTGATGTAAATATGAAAAACGACAAC